GCTAAAAATTTTTGATAGTGCTTTAAAGGTATCTCACTAAGTTTTGTTGGAACGATTAATTCTAACTTCATATTATTTAAACGTTTTATTATGTTTCTTGTAGTACACGGCAATAGCATACGCTTCGCCTAACAACATTAAATGCTTTCTTATGCTTTGAGCGTCGTTAAAAACTATCTTTACACGTTTACCCGTTCGAATATACACATAATGCTCAACTTCCTGGGCCATTATCGGCGTGTCATCTGTCATTAACGTAAATTATATGTGCCGTAATTTCTTTTTAATCCTAAAGTTTCCATTTCGTGGTAACGGAGCGCATCAATAGCGTGGTTATTATTGTCAATAGGTTTGTTTAATCGTGTTCCTGCTTTATCTACGTCCCAACAATAAGCCCGAAGTTCTTTGATTAAATTAACGCTGTTTGCCGTTATTAAATATTCTTGTTGTTGCATAACATCAATTCCGTAATTAATCGAGTCCTTACCCTTTGTAACCCCTTTAATTGTTATTCCGTAGCGTCTTATTTCGTCAATGCTTTTAGGTTCTGAGCTATCAGCGTAAACAGGTACGTGTTTTGGAAGTCTTTTAGCTATATCGCTGTTTAACATTCCTGTTTGATAAACTAATTCGTTGAGGATTCGTGTTCCGTTATAATTGTAAATCTCGATTGCTGAAGTAGGGTCGTTTGTATATCCAAAGTCTAATCCTATCCCTATTAACTTAGCTTCTTTTGGTAGTACGTCGATTTGTTTCCAGTTACTAAATATAACACCTTCGAGCATTCCTATTTCGCCTAATCCGTAAACCCTCCACCAGTTTGCCCAATATGCGCTTGTTTCGGCTTTTAAACGGTTCTTTTCAATTTGTTGTACAATACTATCGTCTAAAGCTTCATTGTCTTTGTACGTAAGAATTAAGAAGTCGCTGTCTTGTTCGTCTTTTAGTTCAGTATGTACCCAGAATTCATTAGCGGGGTTGAAGTCTAAATATATAGCTTTCTTTGTACGTATCGCAAGTTCGTTATAAGACTCAAAGGTTACGTTGTTACATTCGTTTATATATAGAACGTCACGCCTTGCACCCCTTAATTTAGAACTGTCATCAGCACTAAAAAATTCAAAGCTGCTTCCGTTTAAAAATTGATAGGTTAATAACGATTTGTTAAATTGGTTTTCGTGCCATTTATTCATCCACTTCATCAGCTTAATAAAGTCCTTTAACGCACCCCTACGTAAATGCGGAATACTTTCAGCAACTACGCTAACTTCAAGACCGTGTATTGCAGAAGCACGCGCTATTAAAACGGATAATATTCCGTACGTCTTGGCAGCCGACGTGCCACCCTGAATAATACGAACTCGCTTTTTGAGTTTAAGTATTTTATTCGTCGAAGTCGTCCGCAGAAACATCAGGAAATATTGGTTGTTCTAATATTGTTTGTTCAATTTGTTGTAAAGGCGCACCGTAACCGCTATCCATTAAAGCCTTATATGCTGCTACATCGCCTTCACGTGCTTTTTTAATAAGCGCCAAAGTCATTAAATCTTCTTGGCTCATTGTTTCTTCAGCACCTGTTAAAGGGTTTTTTAGCTTTTGATTAACTTCTAACCAATACTTTGCTATTGTGCTTCTATTCTTTGCTCCTTTAGGTCTTCCGTTAGGGTTGCCGCTTTCGCCTTTGTCCCAAGCTGGTTTTAAATTATCTTCTTTTGCCATTTCGGTGTTTTTTCGGTGTTATTTAATTTCAACTCCGTTTTTCTTAATAACTAAACTCGGGTCGAGTTTTTTCATTCGGTCAATAATAACTTGACAATATTTCGGGTCTAATTCCATTCCGTAACATTTACGTTTAATTTGGTGTGAAGCCACCATCGTTGTTCCGCTTCCTAAAAATGGCTCCGAAATTATTTCGTTTTCATTTGTCATTGCTTTTATATATTCACTTGGAAGTTCAATTGGAAACATTGCTTTTTTATTTTTTATGCTTCCGTCTTTTTGTCTATTTGCAACTTCATTTCTCGTATTACCCGCTTCTTTATTTTCAATAGTTAAATTTAATTTTTTTACTTTTTTACCAAAAACAAATATCCATTCGTGTTGTGTGGCAAACATTGAAGTAATATTAGCTATTGAAAATCCAGCGTTTTCTCTATTCCAAATATTCCAACTTAAAAATAAATATCCATTATCCTTTGCTTTTTGAATATAATCATTCCAATACTCAAAAATTTGTCCTTCTTTTCTTTGAATTCCTAAATTAATAACTTGGTATTCACAATATTGATAAAATGAAGTTATAAATTCAATTATCTTTTCAATAGATAAATCTTTATTCCCGTTGTATTCTCTCATATCTGAATATGGTGGCGAAGTAAATAATAATTCCGATTTTTGTCCATTCATCAACTTAGCAACATCATCACTATCCGTTGAATCTCCACAAAGTAAACGGTGTTCTCCTATTTCAAATAAATCTCCTATTACTATGTCCGTGTTTATCTCGTTAGGTATTTCATAGTTATCTTCTTCTGCTTCGAGTTCTTCTTGAACGCTTAAATCAACTGGCAAATCTAATCCCCAATCGTCTAATTTTTCAGCATCCCATTCATTTGCTAAACTATCCCAGTCCCATTCTCCAAAACCTACATTATCTTTTATTAGAAATTCGTTTTTTTGTTCCTCAGTCCATTCGTCTGCTACTATAATAGGTATTTCTTTCAATCCTATCTCTTTACAGGCTTTTAAACGCATATTACCACCCAAGACAACGTATTTGTTATCTACGTCAGTAAAAACAACTAAGGGACGTTTATTTAACATATCAGGAAACTCTTGGATAGACTTAACTAACTTTTGGAATTTATCGTCTTTTATTATTCTTGGGTTCTTTGGGTTCGGCTTTACGTCCGTTATCTTTACTAATTTCATTTAGTTTGGATTATATTGATATGTATTAAAATCTTCTTTCGTTACTGCGTGTAATTCTAATTGCTTAATATTATTGTCGATGAATATACAATAGTTTATTTCTGCTACTTTCATAATTAAACGGATTGCATTCCATTCTTTTTTATGTAAAGTTGGGTTCATAAATATTATGTAATAATCTCCTTTTAGTGTTAAGCTCACTTACTTTGATTCGTCTTTATATTGGTTGTAAACTTTTCTTAAATCTGCTATCCTTTCTAACACGCAACTTGGGGACAGCTTGTTAGTTCGTTTCTTACTTGAAACACTCTTGAATGAATTTTAAATAGTTCTACTTGTTCAATCGGAGTTACACGATCCGTGTTTCTGTTAAACCATTCATCTAAGAATTTAAATTCAGGTTCTTCTAAACACAAAGGCTTTTTATATGGAAAGATTTGATTTAACTTTTGTTTACGTTCTTCGCATCCACAATCTTCACCCATTAACCATTTAGCAACCTTTGCTATTCCAGTAACTTCTAAAACCTTTTCTACCGTGTCTCCTAATCCTTCGCTTTTAGCTGCTAATATTTCAGCCTTTGTTCGTCTTTTTCGTGCCATAATTTATTTTATATTAATTCATAATCTTCATTCACATAGTCTAAATAATCTTCGTGAACGTTCTCTTTTATTCTATCCTTACAATTCTTGAGCGTGCAAAATATACTACGTAAACTTATTTTAGTTGCCTTTTCCATTTCTCGCATTGTCATATTTTTATCCCTATATAAATCAAATAACATTTTATCGTACCACTCCCAACGTTTTGTTTCTTCATTAACTCGTTTGCAAAGTTGCCAAAATGCTTCGTGTTCTTCTAAGGTATCAATGTAAGCTAAGTTCATTATTTCATTTAATCCGACTTTATGAACCTTGCTTTTTTGCCTGTGGAAGTCTACAAACAACGAACGCAAAGTTAAATAAACATAATACTTATTTACTTGTCCGTTTACAATAACCGCTTTTTCTTTATTCTTATTGATAAAACGAATGTACATTTCTTGTACTAAATCCTCTGCATAAAAATCTTCTCCAAAACTTTTAATCGTCTTTATATATTCCTTATGATGTTTAGCAACTTGTTCTATCCAGCTCATAAATAAATTTCTAAAGTCCAATATAAAAAGAAAAAGCCCACGACACCACTTTTTCTATAAGCAACGCCGAAGGCTAATTCATCAGTTTTTTTTAGTTTCACTCGACTAAGTTATGCAATTTTTTCTTATAATTAATTAAACGTCCTAATGCTCTTGAACACGTATCTAATCTATAAACGTATTTTTCTGCTAATTCGTGCAATAATCCTTTCTTTGCAGTCATTATAAATTCTGAATGTAGCCTCATTCGTGTTTGCATCCCTTCAATCATATCGTCAATTTGGTAAATTCGTTCTTCTACTTCGTCTTTATCTATTGCAATACATTTACCATCGCAAGACATACAAGTAAAATCAACGGGGTTTTGTTCATAAGGAATATGCGTATCGTTTAAGTCAATAGTAACATAACCAGCTCCGTCACATTCAGGGCAATTCATAAATAAACTTTTCATAATTTTTAATTTTTAATTGTTAAACGTGTACAAATATATTAATTAATATAATACAAACAAAAAAAAGACGGAATTTTTACGTTCCGCTCTTAAATTTACTTACTGAAGAACTCGCCTAACTTTTCGATTGACCTACTCGATAGGTTACTTCCGTTTAAAAACTTATGAAGATTAGGTTGTCTTACTTCTACTAACTTCGAAAAAGCGTTAAGGCTTAATTCGTGTTTTTGCAGGTAGTGTTTAACCATTGACCGGGTAACTTCATTTACTTCGCTTAATACTTTTGCCTGTTCTTTCATAAGTTATTTAAAAAATCGTCAAAATCTTTATTCCCGTAGTTAGGTCTACCACTTTGAACTGGTTGCTCTTGAACTGGTTTAAAACTTAAACTTAGAAACTTTCCGTTTTTACCTTCCTTCACCCAACTTGAAACATAATACTCAGTTCCGTTAATTGTTGCCTTGCCGTTGTAATGCGGATGCGTTTCTTTTTCTCGCTTGTTGTTAGTGAATAACACTCCGCTGTTGTCTTTCTTTTCCATTTTACTTAATATATTTTACTGGGTTTATACTTTGAAGCCATTGTTTTAAGACTTCGATTTTACTTCTTACGCTTGTTTTACTCATTTAAATTTAAATTATAACTATTGATAATTTCTCTTATTAATTCTCTTATATCTTCAGCTAAATTAATCTCATCTTCAGAAGCTATTTGGTCTTTATAATACCCGTGTTTTACTATTGTTCGTAATTCTTGGTCTAAATTCCACATAGATAGTTTCCATTTGTAACCATCTAACGCTTCTTTTATTTCTGTTTGTTCTTCAACTGAATCAAATTCTAATATTACTTTTCCCATTTTTGAAATCTTACGCTATCAATATGTTTTACTATAAAATCGCCTTCGTTATTTATAACTCTTGACACACTTATATTTAGTATCCTTCCTCCAATAGGTTTAATGGGTGCGCCTCTTTCAATGTGCCAACCTTTGCTTCCGTCTCCATATTCCTCTTTATAAGTTCCAGTTATCATTAAATGCAGTTCCTTTTGTTGAAGTGAATAACCATTCTTAGAATTATGTATTATAGTATCTCTTACATCGTGTCGTGCAGAATTTTCGTGTATATGACCCATTGTAAATACGTCAAACCCTTCATACATTTCTAATGCTCTTGTTAAATTCAACGCTCCTTTTGTAACTACTCCACCACCGCCTGAACCGTGAAAATATTTAATTTTATAACTTATATGCTTCTGATTATATAATTGTTTAATAATTAACCAACCACCATAACCACCAGTCATTACATTACTTTTGTTTTTGTAATTTAATAAGTCAACAAATCTTGCCGTTTCAACAATACTATCTAAATATTTAGAGTTATTGTGTTCAGGTCTTATATCTGATTTGCTTCCGCGTTTATCTCCTTTACCCTGCATTAAACAAAAGAAATCACCATTAACCATTACTGGAATATTCTCAGCTAAACAATAATCTAAATGCTTTTTTAATAATTCCCAGTTGCATTTTGGGTTGTCCCAATGTAAGTCTGATAACATAGCAATTTTAATTTCTTTTCCGTCTAATTGTAGTTCGTGAACGTTTTTAGAATGTTTCTTTAGTTCCATACTATTTAGACGAAATTAATCATCTATTGTTTTTCAATATAAAGGTTCTTAAATCTTTCTTGACTGCAACAAAATTCTGATATCGTGTTTTTGTCGTACTGCCTTATTACTTCGTACCAAAGTTTATTACGTTGGATAGCTTTGATTTGAACGACTTGGTCGGGTCTGCTTACGTTAATGTAATAACCCATTTCTTTTAGTTCTTTCATATTATTCTGATTTAAAGGTTTCGTTGTAGTATTCTTCTCCTGTAATAAATGGCATTTTATTTTCATTAGCTTCAATTATCTGCTCTTTCTCCATTGCTTTGGCTTGGTGTAATTGACCTATCAAATCATCTATACACCAATGAGAAGCACCATTGTTTTTTTGCTCAATAAAGTATTGAATCATTTTTTCTACTGCTGTCTGTTTCATAAGTTTTCAATTAAATTGTTGTAATATTCTCTGCATTCTTCTACTCGTTGTTTAATCTTTTCGATTATTTCTTCGTCTTTTGCTATTTTAAAGACTTTTACACGCTTTTCTTTTGGAATGTGGTCAAAGTTATGTTTCTTTTGAACAAAGTCTCTTACATCCAAACTTTCATCTATTAGGTTTTGTTTCCAGTGTTCCCTTCTAACTTCATCTTCAACTATCTGAAAAGGAGTATTGACTAAGCAATAACATAAAAGTGCTTCCGTTTTGCCTGTTAACCATAAATAACCTTGTAGCTGAAAATAGTAATCCTTGTTTGGAATCTCATCTTCGAAGAAAGGAAAGGTAGTAGCGTCAAAAGAAGTTTTCACATCGAGTAAAATTTCGTTCGTGTTTACATCGGGCGTTCCAGTAATCCATTCGTTCGTTAGGTTTTCTTCATTCTTGTAAATAAAGCCTAAATTCAAAACATCATTAACAAGTTCTATTGCCTCGTCTTCGCATTCGTTACCCTTGTCGGTGTATCTACTCCAAAATTCCTTTCGTATTCCATACGTGTTTTCAATTGCTAACTCCTGTAAGTAAGTTTTACAAGTCTTGGATAAAACTTCCCCTTTGGTTTTTGGGGAAGTCATTATTTTGCCTAATTGTGATGCTCTGATTTTCATATCAATAACAGTGATTTCTTTTGTACTTCGTTTAAATCGAACTTCGCTTGTAGTTCTTCAGCTGTAAATTCTCCTGCTCTAATTGCTTCAATGGCTTTTAAAAAACGTTCACCTTCTATTTTAGGTTTCTTTGTTTCGTGTTTTACTTGCTCACCAGCTGCGTCCGTGTCTTTGTCAGTTACTATTCCTAAAATAGTTGAAAGGCAGTAACGTCTATAATAAGTTATTCCCGAACCAAAAGACTGATAATCGTTCATTCCTTTTAGCTGAATCATTGGAATATCGGTTTTACTTTCTATACTTTCACCGCTTTCGCAATGGAATAAAATAGTAACGATTTGCTGACCGTTGATTAGTTGGGTGAATCCTAATCCGTGTTTTTGCAGTAACGGGTTAATCACTTCAAAGATTTTCGGAAGATCGGCGTAGCTATACCCGTAACCTTGCGTCCCTTTGTGAATTACTGGCACTTCTTGTTGGAAGTCTGCCAATGCTTTAAATAAATGTTTCATAAAATATAAATTAATTGTTAAACGTGTACAAATATACTAAAAAGAATAATACAAAAGCGAAAAAAGAAAAAATATTTAAAATAATTTTAATTGATTAGTATGGTTTTTAATTCGTTCAATCGCCTTTTCGTAGTATTCAGCATCTAATTCGCAAGCAGTTAACTCGAAGCCGTAATCGTGGCAGGCTATTGCAATACTTCCTGAACCTAAATGAGTATCGAGTATTTTGTCACCTTGTTTTGCGTATTTGTCAAGGAGCCATTTGTAAAGTGCAACGGGTTTTTGAGTGGGGTGTATACAATCCTTACCGCCTCGAGTACCTTCAAATTTATGTATAGTATATTTTCGTACTGCTGTTTTCATATTTGACCAAGCAAGCTCGCAATCAGCAAAATCAGTGCCTTCGTTTTTTTTATCCCAAACAATCCAACAAGGTGTGTTTTGATTAGGTATATTTTCAATAAAATGCTACTTGGACTCGTTCTTACTCCTTTTCTTCCGTCTTCACCTATCCCATAAGGCGGATCAACAATAGCCAAATCAAAATAGTTATCCGGGTAACGTGCCATTAATAACATATTATCTTCGTTTGTTATTTCTATTTTATCCGTTACTTTCATAAAAATTTCTTTAATCCTTCAGCGCATCGCTGAATTGAGTTAGCACGTTCCTGAAGACTTTTAATTTGTTCTGCTATGGTTTCAGTGCAATCGCTTGTAAAATAGCCGTGTGACGTTGCTATTAACGGAATAATTCCGTTTGTCCGTATGTAATTCACCATCTTACGTAAACGAGGTTGGCTCATACGTGTTTTAAAACCCCTTGCGGATAAAAATTCGTTCATTCGTGTAACGATTAACTCGGCTTTTATCGGGTTATTTTTTTTATAATTACGGAACCCGTGAACTACGATTGGAAGTATCTCCATTTCTTCGCTTGTTAGTTCGCTTGTGTGTTCTTCAAAATTGGTTATCATTGTTTTAGGTTTAATTGTTAAAACAAAATTAATTATTCTTTTTGATATAACTCTAAATCTTTGCACTTTTTTTTGTAGATAGCCATTATTTCTTTTAACTCTTCTTTGGTAAACTTTCTCGTTACCCTTGCTTTTGCTTCAAGTTGGCTAAATCGTTCTGCTCCTATCTTCATTAAAAGATTAGTTCTATATTCAATTAAATTACCTGATAAGTAACTATTGCATTTTTCACATTGAAGGTGAACATTATCTTCATCAAAACGAACGTTCCAATGGTTGTTAGCATTCCAAAAATGTCCTGCATTTATTTTCTTCGGAACTTGTTTACACGAAATACATAGTTCGTGTTTATCTCGCAATCGGATATATTTATTAAAAATGATTTGTGTAGCTTTAATTAACTCTTGAACCGTCTCCAGTTCTTCTTTCATTTTTTGTTTTTTCTTTTTCCAATTTTTTATAGTAGCTTCTTGAACCCAAGCATCAACACACATTTTGTTAAAACAATATTTTTGATTAAACCGAGCAGGTTCGAATTTCTCTTTGCAGTTTTTACACCTCATAATTCTGAATCTTTAATTTTTAACTGAATCTGCAAATCACGAACTTTAAATTTTTCTTCCTGCAATAGTTTTTCAAGTCTAAAGTTTTGCTGAAGTGTTGCCCTTAGTTCTTTTTCGATAGCATCGTAAGCAATCTTAACTTCTTGAAGGTCTAACAAGCTACGTTCCATTGAGTCAATTAAATCGGTTCTTGTTCCGTGTTTTTGTTTTATTTCTTCAAGGCTTAGTTTAATCTTTAAATAAGTAGTATCTAAGTTTACTTTGCCTGTTATAATAGTTAATTCATCCATTTATTCGTGTTTTTGCTTAGTTTAATTATCAAAACGGTGTTTCGTTATCCGGCTTCAGCATTTCGAATGCGTCCTTCTTCATCTTTTCGCTAAACGAAAGTAATTCTTTTCCGTTTACTATATCGGGTTCAATTAAAGGAAGTTGTTTAGCAGGAAAAGCGTTTGATATTTTTGGTCTAACTGACTTCAAAGGGTCAACTCCATTAATTACAAACCCTAATCCCGAATTAAAATCAAACATAATAGGGTCATTCAATGCTGTATGTTTACCGCCCGTGTCCATATCTTTAACCTTTTCTACGTTTACCCAAGTGCAATACTTCATTGTTTCGTGTTTTACTAATCTATGAATTACAAACAAGTCATCACAACGATTACTAAATGCTTTACCACCTTCGATATGGTCTTTTAAAGGTGCTTTTAAATGTCCTTTATATTCGCCTTCCTGATAAACGTTACCACTTCGACCGCTTTCACTATTCGGGTGCGTGTTTATGTAAATTGTAACTCCGAACTTATTGCAGAAATCACGGCAAGTGTTTAAAAAATTGTAGTTGCTTTGAAAATCCATTTGCCTATCTAACCCGGTAAATGGGTCAATTAATGCTACATTGCATTCGCTTTCTTCAAACAACTTCAATAATTCATTTGGTTTATATAATTCCTTATTGCTTATGAATTTAAATTGTTGTTCAAGTATCATTGTTCCTGTAGTTATTTGTTGGTAGGTTAAATCTTTGAATTTTATTCCGTAATACATTTGTAGTAAATCACGAAGTATTGTAGCTTTTTTATTTTCACCGCTCCAAATGCAAAACTTCAAATCGTGTTTAAGTGCCAACGTTAAGAAATACCAATTTATCCAATAGGTTTTACCTACGTTATCGTGTCCGAGAATGATGTTTAGTTGATTAGGTTTAAAACGAATATACTCATCTAAATCGCAATCAATTTTTAATCCGTCTTTTATTTTACCGTCTTTATAGTCAAGTAAATATTGTAAGCAGTCGCCTTCTTTTGTTATCATTGTTTAGGTTTTAAGAATCCGAGTTTAATTGCTTTTAGTTCTTCAGGTGCAATACCTTCGGTTTCATATTGTTTAGGATTTCTACTATGCCACGTTGACAATCTTTGTTTAATACCGAATGTTTTTTCCTTTTCAAATCTAAGTTTTTTATCCTTTTCACCGTGTTCACTCCAAACATATTCAGTAATAGCGTCGTAAAATTTTATTTTACGTTCTTCTATACTTTCTATTACTTTATCTTTTACTTTAACTATATCTTTATCTATTACGGCATTTTTGGTATCCACTTGCATACGTTCGGATGCGGTCGCATTCCATCGCTTACGTGCGTTTTCTTGGTTCTTCACTCGTATATCTTCGTATTTTTGTAAGTCACGTTTCAAAGTTTGTTTAATTGGTTCGAACGCTATTTCAGTAATTATATCTTCTGCTATTGGTTCTTGGTCATTAACATACTTTAAAATATGTTTAAATAATTTACCTGCTTGTTCATCTGATAACTTTTCTATAGTGTGAATTATATCACAATATAAAATAAATCCTTTTTTTTCTTTTGCCATTTGTTGTTGTATTAAAATAAAAAAACCCCTTCAAATCCACTGGAGTCTCACGTCAGTTTCATTGAAAGGGTAAATAATTCCTTTTCGGTTAACTATGTTTGAGACTCTAACCGATTACAAATATACAA